CAACTGTCACATTACACTTTTGTAAAAATTCTAATCCATCAATACTTCTATATTGTTCTTTATAATACACTTTTTTAATACCTGAAGTATATATCATCTTTGCACAATGAATACACGGAGCATGAGTACAAAACATCACAGCATCTTGTCCTGATTCTGAAGATTTGGCCAACTTTGCAATTGCATTTGCTTCAGCATGAATCACTTCATCTTTGGTTATTAATCCATTTTCAGTTTCATGTTCACATTCATTAGTCCATCCAGAAGGCATACCATTATATCCAATCGATATAATTCTATCATCTTTGACAATAATAGCACCAACTTGAAGTTTTTTGGCAGTAGATAACTGAGAGAACCTTACTGCACAATCCATAAATGCTTCTATAAACTTATTTTTCATAATAACTCAATATTGGTGCGGAATACCGGAGTCGAACCAGTACAGCTTTAAAGGCTGGCGGGTTTTAAGCCCGCTGTGTCTACCATTCCACCAATTCCGCTTTTATTTTTACCTCTATATGTTTCAGTTTGAGCATGACAGTTTGGACAAAGAATTCTTAAATTATCAAGAGTGTGATTATATCTATTTCCATCAATATGATCAAGTTCTAGTGATATTTTTTTATTCATCCATTCTGATAAACCACAGTTTTCACATTTTTCTTCTTTTACATTTTCAGAAAACAATCTTTTTCTCAATTTATTAGATTGATATTCTGGATATTTACCTTCTAAAATATCTTTTAATGGATATTTTCTTTCATCTACAATAGGTTTAGAAATGCCTTTACCACCAGGATTGATATTAAAAACACCTAATCTTTTCGCATGAACTTTATATGTTTCATATTTAATACCTAGTTTTGATGCTGCGGAAGATGCAGATTTACATATGTTTGCTGCTTCTAAAATTTGCTCATCCGTTACTTTAATTTTTCTACTCATAGACATACCTTATTGTTTATCTTATACGTCTATTTATAAGAACTAGAAATTTGGTGGAGAGAGTAGGATTCGAACCTACGTACTCAGAGAGGGCAGATTTACAGTCTGCTGGTATTGACCACTCACCCATCTCTCCAGTGCTGCTATTTACTTATAAACATGGTGGGCCCTGTTGGACTCGAACCAACGACCAAAGGATTATGAGTCCTCTGCTCTAACCAACTGAGCTAAGAGCCCTACAATTTTACAACTAAAAGTGGCGGGCCTACCTGGAATCGAACCAGGGACGCAAGCTTAGAAGGCTCGTGTTATCTCCACTTAACTATAGACCCTATTAAATTAATCTTTATAATCAATCTCGTTGATCATACTCAACTTTTGATCTACAGTCCAACTTTTTAAATAATCATTATCATTATCAAATAGTTCCAGATACTCAGCAGGAGAAATCTGTCTACAATCTGAAATAACTTCATCCAATGCTCTTTGTGAAAACTCTTGCCAGTTTCTATCATAAGAACCTGTGCAATTCATCACCACTTCATCCATCGCATGAGATGCTTCACGAGCCTCTACAACGTATCGAAACTTTGTAAGTAATACAGTTTCAACCATATACAGTTTTTTCACGTTTTCACTCATACAATCACCTTTTCTTTAAGAGTATCAAAAGAATCTTTTCGAACATACTTGGGATATGGATCTTTTAGATTTACTTTGACAGGAATAAACTCAATACCATCAATTTGTTTTGATGGCCATTGGGAAGAAGAGAAGTATATATCTTCGAAATTTAATTTATTTCGAACTTTAATGATATTGACTTTCTGTTTTTGTTGAGGTTTTGCAAAAGATTTATTCATAATATAAACCCATAATCAGTTATGATAGAACCAGTATACACTAATTTTAAAAGTTTGTCAAGTGGTAGGGAGGAGAAGACCTCCTCCCACTTTAGATCACTTAATTTGAATTTTCTTAACAGTATCTTGCATTTTGATCATGTTATTTAACCAAACTTTTAGCATACCGTTAGTTAATTCTGCATTAATAATTTCGACTTTATCAGCAAGAGTGAATGTCCGAGTGAAGTTCCTATTTGCGATACCCTTGAAGATAAATGTTTGTGCATCTTCTTGAGGAGTATCTTCAGTCATTCCTTTGATAATCAACTTATTACCTTCTAATGTAAGTTCAATATCAGATTTGGCAAAACCAGCAACTGCCATCTCAATCACATATTGAGTGTCATTAACTTTTCTAATATTGTATGGAGGATATGTTGGTGCTGATTTGGCTGCGGTATTTGCAATCTCGTGCAACTGATTGAAGATATCGCCATATCCTACAGTAAAAGGATCCAAAGTCTTGTGAAGAGTTTCAAAGTGAGGGAAAAGACTGCTTAAATGATTGCTTGTCATAGGTTTCTCCTTAATGTTAAGCGAGTTAATAATAGTGTGAACCCCGAAGGCATCCACACTATTATTTATAACAGATTTCTAAAAATTTGTCAAGTTTCAAAACCAGATTGACTTTTAATTTTAAAATTTTTACTTCCATCTCTTGCGACATCACCTGAGTTATGTATCAAATATCTATGTGCATCAACTTTACCACCCGTTCTACTCAAATGAAACTCAACTTTATGTATATTTCCAAGAGCATCAATAGTACCTACATGTACTATTTTATGACCATGTTCAGTTATTTCTATTTTATGATAGATATTAGAATGATATCCTAATAGGTGTCGATACACAGGATGTTTAGCAATTGCACTGACTGATCTTTTACCCAATTTATTTAATAACTGTTTACCATCAAGATATTCAGATTTATTCTCATAGATAAATTGTTTGAATGATTTCATCTTTAGAAATTATTTTGATAGTTTTTCTTACTACCAATCGAGTACTTTGGTACTAATTCCCAATCATGTTTTTCTTTGTGAGAAATGATCTTGATCTGAGATAAAAAGATAGGTTCAGGAGTTTCTGCTGACTTTGTATCAACAATAGTCAATAATTCCCAATCACTTAAAAGTTTTACGATAGCATTTCTGCGAGACAAATCATTTTCTGATATATCAGTAGATTTACCATCTAATGCAAATAGTTCTTTGAAATGAACAATTGCATAGTGACCTCTTTTATGTAAAATGTGGCAAGATTGATATAAAATTTTATCTTTCTTAGATGCTACACCAATTCTTGTTAAAGTTTCACGCACTTTAAGAAAGTCATCTTTTTCTTTTAACGATACTTCAACCCCATGACTTGAAAAAATATCTACTTCACTCATTTTATATCACCCTCTATTTTTATTTTTATAGTTTGCCACATGATGATAATATTTATCAAATATTAATTCTTCACACCACCAATGTCTGTTAATTTCTTAATAGATTCAATCTGTTGCTTATTTAGAATGCGAAGTGCCTGCTTAGCTTTCTCATTCGAGTATTTAAAATAAGTTTTTACGCATTTTAAATCTTCAATTTTATCAGCAGTTTGCCATGATTGAAATTTACGTTTCATGGATCGAATAGAATGCAAATAATAGTTATATTGCATATCTTTATCTAAGAATGCATATTGATTCATATTATTTGCATATGGCAAACAATCGACATGATAAGACAATGCCCTATTAACTACAAATGGTGTGTAAGATTTAACATCTTCTTCAGTTTCCAGTACATGTTTTTTTGATTGAAGAATTGATGGAATTATTTCTTTGAATAAGTCAACCATCACTTAAACTCCAAATCGACCATCAATTCAGTTAAACATGCCATCAAATTGATCTCTTGATCAACACAGAATGCACATTGATAACCATACTTTGCTAGATGCAAAACAAGTTGAGGTACCGATTGTGGTTTCAATTCTTCCAATAATCCATCATATAATGTTCTATACAATTTTACAGGATCATTGTCGAGATTATTGACTGTCCACTTTCTGCACGAAGAGAAATCTTTTTCTCGTAAATGTTTGATTAGATTAGATATTTGAATATCTGATACTGAAGCAAGAATACCTTTGTCTATTACACCAGAAATGGAATATCGTTGAAGTTCATTAAGTACTCTACGATTATCTGGAAAATACTTGGTAATTACCGCAGCAACGACTTCTTTATCATATTCTATTTTTTCTTGTTCAAGAATCCACTCAACTCTTTTGAAGAATTGAGATGCCATTTTTGCTTTTGATCCATTGATTTTAAAATCGATGACTGAACACCGAGAATGAATAGGAGAAATAATCCTATTCTTATAGTTACAAGTAAAAATGAATGAACAGTTGGACGCAAACTCTTCAATTGCACCACGAAGTGCTGGTTGAGTCGAATTTGGATTTAGATAATCTGCTTCATCAATAATAATTACTTTTCTTCCACCCGAAAAAGAAATTGCCGAAGCATAGTTTTTAATTTTAGTGCGAAGTACATCAATACCAGATTCATCAGAGCCATTGATAACAATATAGTCACAGTCAACTTCTTGACAGAGGGCCTTAGCAACCGTAGTTTTGCCAACGCCAGCTGTACCTGAAAGTAATAGATTAGGTATCTCTTTTCTATTTACGAACTCCTGAAATGATGTTTTGATCGAATCAGGAAGAATACAATCTTCCACCCGATTCGGTCGATATTTCTCTACCCATAATAAATGATTCATTCACATACCTCATAATATATTTATTGCATCAAACCAAAGATAATTTAGGAGCAGATTTCATTTC